CCATTGTTTTTTCAAGAATCCAGCCGATTATATTTTCTGCTGTATCTTGTGTCTGAATATATGGAGACTCCAACGAAAATTCATTTGTACCGTGAAGCAGTCTACTTAGCTTTACCCTATCATATTTTTCTTTTTCAACCAAGACAGAAGTTATAAGAGAGTTACCCTTAATTTCTGGATCTGAAAAACTAGATTTTTTCTTAAAATATTCGTCTACTGTTAGTTCATGTGTAGTATCTTGTGTAAATGTAATACCTTGAATTCTTAAAAAGTTTCCAGTTGTTTCGTCTAAATTTAATGCAGAATCTGTAGCATTAAAAATTAAAAATTCGGCTCCGTAAGCATCTGCATAAAATCCTGATGTTACATATCCTTTTATTCCACTAATTGTTGGTGATAGTTGGGCATATAGTGCTGGATATGCTCTATCATATCTAATATTAAAATATGAACACTCACGCATGATTGTTCCAAATTCTTCAAAATACATATTATATTTAGGTGGTTGTTGACCACTTATGCCAGATAGGTACGTTTGTTGAACTACACCACTCATAGCATATTTTCTTAAAGATTCATTTGCTGTTATTTTTGATTCTCCAAATACATCGGTAACATTATTTGCAACATTAAACACGGTGTTTTGAGAATAATTTTCTGATATTGCATAAATATTTTCAAACATACACTTTGATGATCCCCTAACAAAAATAGCCATATTATTATAAATTGGAAGAGGATCTGTATCATCTACTGTAGCAATTAGTTTATTATTAACATATAGATAAAACCTTCTGTTATTGGCAAGATTTTCATATTCTACTGCAATATCATATACCGTTGGTTTTTCTTCATTACTAATTCTATATTGACCAGTAAACTTTCCATCGTCTACTAAAATGCTACTAAAGCCACCCCAAAGCTTGACTGGTATTGCATCTGATGTAGATTGATCCTTTTTAACTTTATAAAATACTAAATTGCTAATTAAAGACTGTTCACTAGTTTCTCCAAGATAGGACTCTATGTTGTCCTCTGTTAAAGCAATTATTTCAAAATAATATCCTACATTTGTGTCTGGATTAACCATAACTGCAAGTCCGCCAGAGCCTCCGCCTATATTAATATTTTGATTTGGCTGAACTCCAGGGACTTGGTAGTATGTTGTGCTACCAATAGCCGTCTGTGGTCTTGATTCATTGTTTTCTATCTTACCAATAATTCTCATTCTTGCACCAAAATGTTTATATGGATTATCTAAATTTTTATAAATATATGAAATAAAGTTTAAAGGAGTATCAGTTGTTCTAAAAGATGGTCCACTCATAACAAGTGCAGATGACTGTACCGTTCCAGATTGTGTTGACTTCAAGCTATTTAAGTTATTTTCAGATATATAATTAGATGACATAAAGTTTTTTATAATACCAGTTCTTGATGTTTGTCTTGCAAGCGCATCATTTTTACCTGCTACGCCAAGTTCTGTAAATGGTATTTCAAAATCTGTTTGTGTAGTAAATAAATACTGTGATTGCATTTCACAACCACGCATATAAGAATTATCCGACCAATATGAAGAAATGCCAGCGTTATGGGAAGCTATGCTTGTACCAAACTGAGATCTTCCATGTGAAGAAACATCTCCATTTTGTATCCTAGTTATACCATCAACAGTTTCATAATATGGTTCTGAATAAATTCTAACTAATCCTGTTGGATAAATTTTTCCGTTAAAAGGCAAAACAGAAAAATATTTTTGATATTCCTGATTACTGCTAATCCACACATTGCTTGATCCTTGAACATAGCCATCTGGTGCTTGTTGTCCTGGCTTAAGTGGCAGAACATCGTTATCTGGACCATACCATACTGGTAAACTTATGCTAAATTCTGCAGCATCATATCTAATTATTTCTCCATTAGCATATAAATATCCCTGATATCTTGTTAGCCAATATATGTTTTCTCCAAGATCAATTGTATTATTTATGATTTGATGATTTTCTACTGTTGGTGGAATATTGTTTAAATCGGAGTTAATTGGCATTGCTCCCAGAACATAGGACCCTTGTTTAGATGCAACCTCATTAATTGTTTTTGTTAACTCTGTTCCAGAAACTTCCCATAACAATGATGGTTTATATATCCATGTTTTTTCTGCATCCACCATTGATGCTTGTCTTATACTGCCATATGATCTTTGTATATATCTTGTAGTATATGAAATTTTTCCATCATTGTAAATATTTCTATCTTGTAGTGAAAGTGCAAATATATTTGGTAAATTGCCAGAAGATGCGTTTTTAACAACACCTGTATCTGTTTGATTATTGCTTGTGGATAGTATAAAACTTGAAGATCTTTGATTTTCTGAAGCAGTAAGATAACCCTTACTCATTATGATAAAATCATTTGTTTCATTAAAAAACATACTACACTGAGACGCCCTACATAATTGTTCTAAAACTTCTGCTACGTTTTGGTCTGGGGCAACAAAAAAATATGGAATTACAATCTCTTCCTCTCCGTCAATTCTTAAAAAAGAATATCTAGAGTATCCTATTGAATCCAACAAAATACTAACAGCATAGCTTAATGATACATTGGTTAAAAATAATTGAGGCGCTGGCATTGATTCAAAATAAAAATATTTATCTCTAAGATCAATAGAAATTTCGCTTGTTTGTCCATCAACTTGCGGAATGTTATTTGAAAATAAAGTTTTAATTGGAATTTGATAGCTTCCAATATTCTCATCTGATATTGTTTCAAAAAAATTATAAAAAACATGTCTTGATAAATATGGAGCTAAGATGCTAGATGCATTATTTGAATTGAAAGATTGATCAACATCTAATATATTTAATGTTCCAGTTGATACAGAAATACTTCCTGTTGGAAGCCCTGTTTCAGCTAAACCAGAAAGCGTTTTGGTGATATTAAACGATGTGACATAATCGCTAAAATCTACAAGTAGTCTTGGAGACATTTCAATTAAATCAAATGTACAGTCGTTTTTATTCATTGTATCTACAACGATTCTTAATCCACGAATATACTCAAATTCACGATATTGCGTAATATTTCCAAATGTATCTAAAAATGATGATGGGTCGGTTATCTTTCTTACTACATTTATTTCATATTTGTCTTCACCAGAAGAAAGCTGCCATCCATACCGTGGGATTTCTACATCAAAATCGTTTATTGTTGAATTCCAAATATAAAACTCTCCAACGTCTCCTTCATTTTCTATTAACAAATAAGCATCTCCATGCAAAGACTCTTTTGGCAAAACATTTGTAGACGAAATAATTCCCATATATACAAAAGAATTTTTATATAACTCTGGAACTAAAAGACCGTATGATAAATTAACTTCTCCTTCATAATTTATTACTGGAGATCCGTCGTCTAATGTAGATGATTCATCAAATACATATGCATCTATCCAATTATTATTTTTTAAATATTGTATTTTCCACCTAACTGGAGTTGTTTTATTTATATCTCCATACAGCGGATCATTAAAGTTTTTAGATCCATCACTCATTATTCCTAAATCTACAGAGCCAACGTTAGTTTGCATTTTAATAACTATTTTATTTGTTGGAACAGGATTTTTATAAACAACAAATGGTGCTGCATCTGTTATAAAATAATTATTATTTGAAATATAATTTGATATGCCATATTCTGCATTTAAATGTATAGTTCCGTTTTTTACTTTTCCATCTTTATCTGTAAAGGTAGGTGATGGACCATACAATATGCTGCTGTCATTATACGTATACTTATATGTTGTTTCTGTACGATACGAAGTCCAATATTTAAATTGATCATATCTTGATGGCATATAATATCTTGGTCTTTGTGCAAAATCTGTGCTACTGTGTGAAAAATATTTATTATTAAAATATGCTGCCTTGTTAATTCCAGAATTTGGTCTAAATGGTTTTAAGCAATCTTCTAAAGAATATATTAGTTTTTCTTTTTCTTTATTTGATTGAAATAAAACTGGTGTATTAACATTATCTACTCCACCATCAACAATAATATCTGCGTTTGTTGCATTTGTGTAGTAGTACCCGTAATCATATTGATCAAAAGTAGATGGAATTGTTGCATATTTGGTAGTATCAGCATATGGCCTATATCTATAATTTCCAATTTTAAATATATTATCTGGCAAATTCATATTCCAGCCAGCGATTATGTTTGAATGTACGCTTACTGTCGAAGAAGTTTCTAGGTGAGTCTTTAATGTTTCATTTACAAACACTTTAGACCTCTTCCAGTGTTACCGATATATTCCAAAAATCAAAATTACTTCCGCCACGTTTAACAACAGAATAATTAAAATCTGCAAAGAATACTTCTACTATCTCATTATATTCTCCAAGATGGTTATAGTCAGAACTATCTTTTCCAAAATTAGCATAATTATCATAAGCTAAAAACATCCAGAAAGATCCTTGATGATTTTTATACCAATCCAAAATCTCCACACCGCCAGCACCGCCATCTGCCGTATACTCTTTACCTGCATCGTAAGTTAAGCCATCTGCTGTTCTAGTTGGTCTTTTTGGAACAAGGGGTGAAACACCATCTGTAAAACCATCAGTAGAAAAATCAGGTACCGTGTTATAAGATCTTGAAGGTAATAAATTCCAAGACACAGAAAATGACATTTTATCTGCTATATGATAAGATCTCATTCTTCCATTAATAGTTCTTTTTCTATTTTCAATTCTAATTGGATTAAATGACATTTCTGATCTGTTATGGTCTGAAAGAATAATAAATTGATTTAACAAATCTGGATCTGTCTCATTAGTGTCTGCCCCAACCTCATAACCATTAGGAACATATATGCTACTACTAAGCGTACCCGCATTATTAGACCATAGGATACCCTGTGGTCTTTGATATCTTTTACGCCCAGACATGTATGCGCTATTAGCCATTATATTCTTTGCCCTTTAACTCTTTGATTATCAATATTCTTAATCTGCATCATAACTGCTCTTGCTATTTCTTCAGGATTTGATCCAGACTTAACATTTACATTGACACTATAATTATACACGCTATCATATGACGATGTGCCAGAATTCATTGCCTTTAATTTATCTGTACCATATTGAGATACAGCATATTTACTCATAACAAATTCTCCAGGGGTTAGCATGGCTGGTATTTTGTCTGTTCCCCTTGCAAGACCTCCAACAGCCATATATTTTGGTTTTACTAAACCGCCTCTTGCCATAAATAAATTATCTCCACCGCCACCGCCACTACCACCAGAATAATTTGGCTCTGTAACTATTCCAGCAATTTTATTATATTGATTTTGTGCTGATTCTAGTTTCTTTTTAGCATTTTCTCGTGCATCTAGCAATCTGTCTATAAGATGGTATGCACCCGCAGCTCTTACATCATCAAGCTGATTTTCAATATTTTCTAATGCTAATGCTGCTGCATCAACTGCTTCTGCTGCTGCGATTAATTGATCTAATGCTGCCTCTTCTGCTGGGGTTGATGGTGGGGGAACATATTCTGTATTAGGGTTTGGTGTGCCCCCATTGCCTCCACCGCCTCCACCGCCTCCACCTGCTCCTGCTGCAGCAGCTGCTCTTGCTGCTTCCTCAATATCTTTCCATTTTTGCTCAATGCTTTCTAAAATTCCTAGTGTTGCAGTAATTACATCATTATATTCTCCAGCAGCAACCTTTGCAGCTATTTCCGCATCTTTGTCAGCTTCCCATGCATCTTTTCTTGCTTCAATATCATCAAGTCGTGCTTGAAGCTGTTGCTTTACTTCTTCTAAATGTTTTTTTGCCTTATCTAAAAGATCAGTTTCTGTAGCAAGTTGTCCAACTTTAATATTATATATTTGATCTTCATATCCACGAATAATTAGCATTTCTGCTTTGCGTTTTGTTTCAAGAATATAGATCTGATCTTCGTTAGCTTGAATAGCATCTAACAAAGGCTTTCTTCTTAGCTCAATTTGATAAATTTCATCTTGTTTGATTTGAATTTGTGACTGTACTGCTTCACGCTTTTCCTCAAGTAAATAAATTTGTTGACTAATTGCAAACTGTTTTTCTTCTATTTGCTTTCTTGTTAATCCAGCAGAATTACGTAATTTATCTAGCGAAATTTGTCGCTGTGCCTGTATTTGTTCTTGAGCTCTATTAGATGCAGATTCTGCTGCAGATGCTCTCATTTCCTGAGCCATTTGTGCTGCTGCAGAAATATCTCCCTGGCTTAATGCATCTGCTAAACTAATTTGTTGTTTTTGTTGTGCTGCTATATCTTTATTTAAATCAGAAACCTTGCTCAAAGCTTCTACTTGTAAATCATATTTTTCATTAATAGATTCTGCCTGCTTGTCCATCAAAGCAAGATCATTAGATAGATCAGAAGATGTTTCCTGTAAAGCTGCTATTGGTCTATCGAAATCAAGTTCAATGCCACGTTCTATAGTAGCAATTTGTTCTTGTATTGCCTCAATTGGTCTATTGAAGCTAGTTTCAATTTCTCTCTGCAAGTTGTCAATAGCAGTTTGATAATCTTCAACTCTTCTAGTAATTTGTATTTCAATATCTCTTTGCTTTTTATCAATTGTTTCTTGAAGACCGTCTATCTTTTCTTGAGTCTTATCTACAGCATCCTGTGCATCTTTAACTGCATCTTCTGCAGCCTTAATTGGACGCTTAAACGCACGTTCTGCAGCTCTTTCAAGGAATGAGAATAACTCATCAGCTTTACGTCTCAATTCTTCTTTAGCATCATCAGCTGAAATTCCAAGAATAATATCTATCTTTTTAAGATTTGGAATTTGATCAATATATTTCTTAAGCTTTGCTGACTCCAATGATCCATCTTTGAGATCTTCAATAAAAGCTCTTGCTAGGTCAGGGTTGGAAAGTATGTCTTGAATATCCTCTGTATTTAGTCCCATTTCTTTTAACAGAGGAAGTATTTCAGCAAATTGTTTTTTAAGATTTATTTCTGCTGTTCTTGTCTCAAAGAACTTAAGAAGCTCGCTATTAAGAAGTTCTGCATTAACATCTTTAATTAGTCCTTTTAAGGTTTCCCATTGAGTTGTACTTAAGCTATCGCTTGCTATTGCAGCAGCAAGAATAGAGTCAGAAGCTATTTCAAATGCTCTTCCTGTTTCAACACCCATTGATTTTAATTTTTTATATGCTTCTTGTGTATTTTGTAATTCTTTTAGTTGCTCCTCTAAAGACTTTTTAGCCTTATCATATGGACCTTCTCCACCGCCACCTCCACCGCCACCAGAAAGTGCGTTATTGAGTTTCTTCTGTAATGCGATTGCATCTTCCATTGCTTTATTTAAAGCTAGCTCTGAGTTATATGCTGCCTCGTTAGCTTTTGCTCTATTGAATGCTTGTTCAGCAGTTGTATCTTTTACGCCAAAAGCTTCTAGATTTTTCTGAGCAACTTTATTTAGTGCATCTGCAGTTCTAAATGCTATTGAGGCATTCATAATTAATTTAGCTGATACTCCAGCAATTGCTGACTGTAATAATAGTTGCTTTTGTTCTAAATCTTTTACACCCTTAGTAGCCTTAGCAAGATCTGGATCAATTGTTCTTAATACAGCATTAAATAGCTTTAGTCTGGTTGTAGAATCTGGAACAGATTTTTCTATAGCATCAAACATGGAACCAGTTAATTTTTTAAACTGATTTGCATCTATAGCACTACTTTTTACAAGACGATTTATGCTTTCTGAATATGATGCAATTCCTGCACTAGCATTTTTTAATGCTGCCTTTGCTTCTTTGTTAGGAAGTAATGATTCTACTAACTTAACCTGTGCTGATCTACCAGTTCCAGTGACTTTGTACTGGAATGCTTTTTCCAGTCCCTTTTGATATGTTTTTTGAAACCCAGTCAGAGATTCTGATAGTTGGCCTGTTAATAGAGAAATACTTGCATCATCAAATTTAATATTTTTAAAATCAAACTTTAAATCTTGTTTTCCAGCTTCTTCTTTAATTGTATCTATAAGTAGCTGTACTTGCTCTCTTGCCATACCCTGTGAAATTAATTCAACACCCTTAAATGTTAAAGCAGCTTCTGCTTGTTTTGAAGTCATTCCACGAACTTGACCAATCGTATCTTTATAAGCTGTCTGAAATTGCTCGGACCCTCTTATCTTTTCTCGTTCAGTTCTTGTTTTTGAGGCAACTACCTCAAGACCTTTACTAAACTCCTCTAAAGATCCTTTTAGTGGTATAAAATTAAAATAATCTCCAAGAAATTGTGCTTGATCCTTAGTTGTAGACAGCACATCAGAAAATGCTTCTAGTTTCTTTCTTGTTTCTTCTTCTGCTTTATTTCTTCTTTGAATAATTGTATATGCTATTCCAAGAGTGCTTGCTACTACGCCAATTGGCCCTAAAAATCTTCCTATCATCATTCCAAATCTTGCTAAATTTGGAAGTAGTTTTTTGATTCCACCAGCAAATAATCCTGGAGCCATGCTAAACTTCTTTGTTGCTATATTTTGCACTAATAGTCCTGCTGCACCTGCTCTATCTGCTGCTAACCTTAAGAATGATTGCTGAGTCAATAATTGTGTAACTGACATAAGTGTAAACATTGCCAAATTAAGTTTTGATAATGTTCCAGCAAATTCTCCAAGCTTTCCACCGCTCATTGATGCAATTCCAGCTAGTGACCCTATGGCAAAGCTTCCACTCAACAATGATCTATTTAGTGTAGTCATTCTGTCTTGGAAAGAAATAGCAGATTTTTTCATTGTATCTGCAGACTGCCTTGTTGCTTCTGATATTGCTACGCCAGCAGCAACGTTTTGCATTGGTGCCCCAGCAGCAGCTGTTGCTTTGCGTGTATTTAGTGTTGCTCTGCTTCTCTTTGAAGACTCTTTTTCTCTTCCAGCTTCATATGCTCTAGCATCGTCTATACCATCTGGTTCTGCCAATCTATGAGGACTTTGTCTATTTCTAGATTCCTCATACATGTCTGGAACTGCTGCAGACTTTCTGCCTTTATCGTATGAAATAGCATCGCTTTTACCGTCTGACTCTGCCTTTTTTGCAGTAGCAGCTGGATCAAAGTTTTGATAATATGGGTTGATTCCACCTTCTGGAGTAAAGTATCCTTGTGATTTAGTTCTAATTTCTGCTGCCGATGCAGCAAATTCTGCACGATATGACTGAGACATGGCCTGTCCAGTTATTGATGCTGCAGTTCCTCTAGTAGCTATATCTTGTCTAGCAACTTGTGCAAGAATTTCGTATTCTCTTTTATTTCTTGGCTGTTGCCCAGCTGAAAGTCTATCAATTACGCCCTCTTGTTGTTCTGCTGTAGTTGTAATAGACTGCATGAATATAGAAAGCTTATCTTTAAAGTTTTGTCCAGTAGCAGATAAATCATTTAAATATGCATTAATTGCAGTGTCTTCTGCTTGAAGTCTTGCTATTCCATCTGCAGTTTTTGTAGCCCAGCTTTTTACTTTTCCAGCTTCTTTTGGAATTAAGTGTGCAATTGATGTTCCTGCCATACCCCTTGTATCTTTAGGATCAAAGCCAACTTGCCTTAATTGTTCTGGAGACAAAGATGCATATTTTTTAGCAAGCTGCTCTTTAGCAGCCATTTCTGCTGCACGAGTATCCCATGCTTGCATTGAAGCTTTTCTTTTTGCTAATCCTGCTGGTGCACTAGAAGATTCATCTTCAACAAATCTTCCAAGTTGGCTCTTTTTAAGAGCAAGCAATCCTTTATCTATGCTATTTTTTAATTCTTGACCAAAAGTTTCTACGCTTATGCTTGTTCCCTTTAATGCTTCAACAATTTGTGGTATTTGTGCCTTTATTGCATTTTGAATTTCTTGTGGAAGTTCTAAAATTCTTGATTCAATTGCTGGACCAACGCTTCTTCTACTAAATGTAGTTGGTGTTCCAAAAACATTTCCTGGAACTTTTCCAACACCCTTAGCATATCCTGGAATATTATTTGCAATCATTCCATTAATTAATGGTGCATATTTCTTTGCCATATCTTTTGGAATAACTGCTTCACCTGGAGTAAGCATTGCTGGAACTGTGTCCCTGTTTCCACTTCCTGGAACTATTGAAATTCCTTTATTAAATTTCTTTGGTGGAAGCATTGCTCCTGGATTTTGTGCAGCAAATGTTTGTAATGCGCTCAAAGCACTTCTATATTCGTTAGCAAGACCTCTAACAGCACCAGCTTCTGCATTAAATGTTTGTGTTAATCTTGCATGTGATTGATCAAGTGAGTGTGCAACTGCTGCAGCCTTTTGCTGTTCTACTGTTAAAAATTCAGTTTGTTCGCCAAGAATTTGAGACTGCCCAGTTAATCTTAAATATCCTTGACGTAAAACCATTAAACCTTTTATAACGTTTGCTACGCCGTTGGCCAGCAAACCAAATGTCATCAATGCCACTGGACCAATTGCACCTATTGCAACCGTTAAAACTGTTATAATCTTTTTTGTTCCAGATGATAAATTATTAAACTTATCCAAGAATCCGCCAATAAATTCAACAATTGGAGTAACGGCCTCTAAAAAAGTTTGTCCTACTGGAACCAAAGCTAGCTTTAAATCTTCAACAGCTTTTCTGAACTTCATCATTCCAGATTCTGCTGTCATTCCTAATTCTTGCTCTGCCATGTTGGCTAAGTCTGAAGTAGATGCTGCTGCTAAATCTAAAACACGAGAAGCTTGATTGCCATCTTTTGTTACGTTTTCAAAAAGAGTAGATAGACGTGCTAATTGAAACTTACCAAATAATTGCTCAATCGCTCTTTGTCTATTAAGATCTGATAAATTATCTAATGCTTGAGCAAATTCAATTACTGTTTGTTTTACATTTCCAGCATTTTTATTAACAATGGAGTCTATGTCAATTCCAAATCCTCGCATCATTTCTGTTGCTTTATCAGTAGGATTGATAAGTGATGCAAGACCTGACTTTAATGCGTTAGCGCCTTCTGATGCATTTATACCGCCTTCTTTCATTGCTGCCATAAAGAATGCTAAATCTTTTACATCTCCGCCAAGTTGTTTTACAACGGGTGCTGCTTTAGGTATAGCAGTTGTTATGTCATCCAAAGAAACAACAGTCTGGTTTTCTACTGCATTGAGAAAGTTAATAGAGTCTGCTAAATTTTCAGAATTCATCTGAAAAGCATTTTGTAAAGATATTGTTGTTTCTAGTGCTTTCTGTTGATCAACTTGACCAAGAACTTGCAATCTTGTTGCTTCAGTTACTTGTCTTTGTAAGTCTAACCCCTGAAAACCTGCTGCAGCAGCTTCTGCTGCTAGGTTTACTGTTTGAGATACTGCTATACCATATTTGGTAAACATCTCTCCAAGAGCACCTATGTCTGCAAGAGCTTGCTCTCTTTCTGCTGCTGGAGTAAATAAATCTCCATAGACTTTTCTAAACTTTATGGCAGCAGTTTCCATATCCATAAAGACTCTAGATGCTGTTGTTCCAAGTGCTGCTAGTGGTAGAGTAAAACCAACCATAAGCTGACGACCAGCCCACTGAGTATTCTTACCAAAATTTAAAAGATTTGTAGAGCCTTGTTTTACTAACTGATTAAATAAAGCTTGTCTTTGTGCTGCAAGCTGTAACTGAGTTGACATTTTTGACATATCAAGATCATTTGGCATAACAGCAATTGCTCGCATAGCGCCACTAGCATCACGACCCATTTTAATATACTGAGTCTGTAATCTTTTTACATTTTCTTCAGCTACTTTACCGATTGTGTCAAATTCAGATTTAAATAACTTACCAAAAGTTCTAGTAGATGCTCCAGCGTAGCGGAAGTATTCCCGCATAGAAAACTTATTCTTTTCAAGAGCATCAGTAAATGATTCTGCTGTAGTTTTTACAGTACGTAATTCTGCAGAAAAAGCACCAATAGAATTAATTCCATTGATAAAATTTCTCTGCAGATTACGCTGCGCTAATGCTGCAGTTTCACTAGATTTTGCTATCGATGTGTGAAACTGAGATATCTGTCTTTGAAGAGATTTAAGCTGTGATAACGCCTCAGACGTCTCAATATTAATGCCAATATTAGCATTAACGTCAGCCATTTGTCACCTCTTCAATTTTCAATTAGTCAAGAATGTCTGAGCCAGCAGATAACTGTGATCCAGATGCAGCTTCAACAATCTTGTATACGGTTGGCAAATCTAAAATGTCTTCAAGCTTTGCTACATCAGCAAGCTCTGGCTTATACTGTTGCATAGCAATTGCTACACACTCTACAAGCAAGTTCATAGACTTTTCATTATCATCCGCCACTGCCGCAACTCCCTCAAACTTCTTCATAAAATTACGAAGAAGAGAAATTTTAAGAGGGCGGACTTGGATTGTTGTCCCGTCCATAAGTGTGAGCTCTTTAGGCTCGTACACGGTTGTTGCCATTATTTTTTCCTCCTAGATAGATTAGATTAATTATAGCATAAAAAGGCTATTTTATTAACCCCTTAAATCTTCGTAATCAAGACCCATCCCGATTCCGAATCCTGCTTTTTTAGCATTTGGTCCTTGTAAAGATAATACATCTTTGCTATCTTTTGTCTGCCCACCGCTAAATACTCTAGCCTTTAAGTCTTCCCATTCTTTTTGACCACGCTCTGCTCCAGTAGCTGCATCTAAATCTACTCCCTGTATAGCAGCCAAAAACTTTCTTTCTTCGTAATCATTTTCTCTTTTACTTTCTAGAGTAGATAGTAGTTCTGGCATAGATAAAGATTTTTCTAACTCTTGATAATCTTTCCAAATACCAAGCAAAAATACCTCTGATTCTAGCTTTGCTAAATCAAGATCCGTCCATGTTTTTCCACTACCTACTGCTTGATTTTTAACAGTTTCTTTAGACTTTTGATTAATTTTAATATCTGCTGCTATATCTAATATTTTATATATTGTAGGTAAATCTATATTATCTTCTACATCTTCAACATTGTTAGATATTTCTGGATAATATTGTTTCATACATATTCTTACACATTCTGTTAATTTAGATATTGCCTCATCATCGTCTTTTGATTTGTATACCTCTTCAAAAGCAGACATAAACTCTCTTAAATATTTTATTTTTAATGGAGATATCTCTAATTCTATTCCATCAACTAAAAAAATATTTCCCTTTTTATATATTTCAGTAGCCATTTTATCTATTCTACCACAAACAACAAAGCCCACCGTAAAATACGATGGGCTAGTTGTTAATCTAAAGATAGATTACGTTCCTGGTGTCCAGGTACGATCTACGATCTTACCATAGGATCCAGATGTATCTTCAGGAAGAAGACGGAAAGAAACTTCGAACATGGAAGGTTCATCACGCTTTGCAGAAACGGTTACGTTCTCAATTGAGAGAGCACGGTATGCTGTGTAAACACGTTCTACTGTTGCGGAATCTTCGCAGTCTCCAGTTCCAGGTCCAACAGCAACAATACCACGTTCAACTGGACATTCTCCGATGTCGCCTGCTGAAAGATTTAGTACTTGTCCTGATGATGTTGACTTTGTTCCTGATAGTTCGTCAGAGCTGTAAGCAAGCGCCAAGAGAAGGTTCTCAAGTGTAGCTTCAGCAAAAGCAGTAGCAAGATTTACTTGCATTCCCTGCTTGTATAACTTAGCAACGTCAAGAATCTGATCTACCTGTACTTCTCCGAAGTCTGGTTGGAACTGTAATTCAAGACCGTTCATGGTGTAGCCTACGTTTGTATAGTCAGCAGTATTTGGAGATGTTGAAAGAGTTTCTCTAAAAGATTCATCACTTTCAAATGCTACCAAATCGTCTGGCGTAAGCGTTGTATCTGCTACAAAAAGAGCAGCTGCACCAACGATAATGTTGGTCGATGTACCACGAGTGTATGCCATATTTTTTCACCTCTACTTTCAATAGAATCTATATGAAGTTTTTGGCGGGTTTCCTCATCTTAAGTATATCAGCATTTTTAGCTATAGGGATTTTGATAGGATACCCCATCAATAGCTATAGAGTCCTTTATGTGATAGTCATACTCTATAATAATTTTATTAACAAATAACGTCCTGGCCGATGCCAATTCCGCAACATCTCTGCTTTCGTCGGCTTGATAAACTCTTATATTATGAAAAAATACATTATTTGGCAAACCAGATATTGGGTTATTTTTTAACCATAAGTTGACATCTTGAGCAGCTGCATCTTCTCTATCTAATGCATCAGTGATTATTCTGACAGAATTAATAAGTTTTGCAACATCTGAAGAATATATAAAATATATGAGCTGCTCTCTTTTATGTCTATAAAATGGGGTTGGTCTAAACCTCATTAATCTATCATATACTATTAGTATTGGAGCTTCTACCTGTCTAATCTGTATTTGGTCATTATAAAGATCTTCTATGTTTGTTGGAAATTGTGCTGGAATCATAGGGTCAAGTCCGCCTTGAAGTAATCCTCCATCAGCAATTAATCCAAAATTAGAAAGCTGGCCTTTGACATATTGATTTAAAAATGTTGGCGGAAATCCAGTTGTTTTAATTAATGACATTATTCAACTCCAATGTTAGCATTTATAATCCATTTGTATCCAGTATCTACACCCTTTGATCTACCAGATTTTGATCCTGCCCTAATATTCTTTTTGTACATAGATGGATTTTGTATATATTCTTGAAGCCCACACGCTCTTATAAAAGATTGTTTAAAATATTTTATCATAAATTCATCAAATACCGCCTGATATGATCCAGCCACGTCATTTCCTCCAGGGTTTATAACTGTAACTGGATTTCTTGTAAAAACTTCGCTACCACCAGCATCAAAAACTAAAGGGCTGTTTCTTTTTGGTTTTATAACAACTGGAGTACCATTTTCCATTATTGATGCTTTATTATAAAATGGAGTATTAGCTGTTTCTGATAAAGTTTTTGATTGCTTAAACTTTGACATTACCGAAAGCCCAACATTGCTAACTGTATAGTCTAAATCAAATAATCTAGATGATGGACTGCCAGTTTTATACCATTCATATACATGGTGAAGGGCTGATGGATTACCTCTTGCCTGAACATCAATATATTGTCCAAGAGCAAAAACTACGCCTTTGCCTAACCTATCTAAAAATATTTTTTTACCTTTTTGTACGCCGTCTAAAAATCCAAAAGAATATTGTATTATATTGTTTATTTGTTTTTCAAACTGTAGAGTGTTAGTTTTTACTATCATTAATCACCCACCGTTTGATTTTCTGCTCTTCTTAATAAGATTTTGTAATATTCTATACCACCGAATGGACTTAAAAACGGTTCTACGGTTGCAACTTCATAGATTGTTCCTCTGCCAGACCTTACACCTGCAGTTTCTACATAAATTACTGAATCGTCTGATGATCTAATATTGGTAACCAAAATATTTGTTATTGCATTACTACCATTAAATGAAGATATTCTTGGATCGTTTTTTGTTCTAGCAACAAGTTTATCCTTATACTGTAAAAAAGAGTCTGGCTTAATATTTTCTTCTCCAGCACCGCCAACAGAAGTAGCATTACAAATTATTGTTCTATCATAAACCCAATCTTTTTTAGCTTGACCATATTCTCCCTGTGTGATTATTGGAAAATATATATCAGCTTTCATAGGAAACATAAAGTCTGTTGTTTCGCAAATAGACATTATAGTACTCCAGGTTTACCAATATTTGTTATGTATCTATCTAATATTTTATCTACTATGATATTTCCAGTACCGTCAAATGATGCTTTATCAAACTGTATTTTAAACTGATCTGTTGAATAGCTAGAAACATATCTCTTATGATAATCTAGCTTTCCACATTTAATATCGTTAATAAGCATATTTGTTGCATCTTGAATATCTATTGGAACTACCTTGTATCCTGTTTCTAAAAGAAAAATATAATCAACACCTTCGTCAAAAACAACACCTGGTTGAACCGTTAAAGTATTTCCACTATCTTCAGTATCAAACATAAAAATAGAATCTGATGCAGCTAATGACATTCTTGATCTTTTTCTTTCCGATCTATTTAGTGCATCAACCGCTGCAACTGGATCTTTTGTTATTGCAGTTTTGTCTTTTGTTATTAAATAATTCCATTCTCCCAAAGCTGGTCCATCAGCATCGTCAACATCATAAACAAGCTCTGCATTTTCGTAAGCCTTTAAAATTTTGTATGCTCTTTCCCATATTGGCATATAGTCAGTCCCTTGACCAACTGTTTCAATATATGATGTTTCATAGTAAAATCCACCTGTAACGGAATCAATTATTGCTCTTGCAATTGATTCATATTCTGCATATTCTGCAATTTCTGTAGCCGTTGTACCCAAAGATGATGGATCTACATAAGGTCTTTCTATATTTAAATTATCTTCAACTACAATATCTCCCTCTGTAGGAGTTTCTTCTCCTGTAGTATATATTGCTTCATAGATAGACAGATCGTATGCTTCGTCATATTTAGAAAAATAATCTGTTAACTCAACAACTATCTTAGATCCAGCTGTTGACTCTATGACTTCCTCTAATCTAACTATATCTCTATCAGAATCCTTGATTACAACAATATAATCAGTTGATGCATCTGGCACTGTATATGTGACAGAAAGCGGATATGGTGGAAGTCTTAATACATTCATTTCTTTTTACGGTAAAATTTGGATACTTCGTCTGGGGTTGCAATTCTTACATCCCTGCGAACTAACCACTTTTCCGATTCCTCCTTAGACACTATATTATAGCCTCTTTCAAGATTTCCTATTCCGCTCCAATGAAGATTTTTCATTGAGTATAGAGCAACCTTTTCTTGTGGCTGATCTTTTACTTTTGCTTTTTGAATTTGATGTTCTGTTGGTAAAAAAGAAAAAATAACTTCTAATATTTCTGCTTTTGTGTTTGAACCAAATAAATCTATATTATTTTTCTTTGCATATGATTTTAGTTGTGGAACTGTTTTCTTTTTTAAATCTTCTATTAATTCTACTGACATTATTATTTCCTCCACTGCTATTATATCAGAATGTGAATAAGGAGGGCAACTTTTTACGGATGCCCTCCTTTTCTGTACTGCTTATTTAATTTTAGGACTCTACTGCTGCATCTGCATAAGCAACTGCATCAAGTTCTTCCCATTGTAGACCAAAACGAACGAATACTGTATATTCAACTGTATCCTTCTTTGGCTTGTATTCACGATTTACAGTGATATCTCTCTGGAAACCCCATACACGGTTAGCAGGGAATGTCAAGTCGACATAATCTGCTGGGTAATAAGGAACTTCCATGACGTCGATTCCGAGAACACGAGTAGTGCGAGCACCACCGAATGTCTGGCCTACGCCATCAAGATAGTTCTGACGGTTAGCTTGTGTGCTACCTGGAACCATACCAGCAATCGCTTCAGCAACTGCGTCAGCGAGTGTACCGTTATTCTTAACGATACCCTGGAATGCATCTGTACCTGCATAGAACTTAAGATTGTTCTTAATTGCACGATACTTACGTGGCATTGCAAGAATAATTTCCTGCATTACAGATGGTGTCCATTCATCATCAGCGACAGTTACAACTGCTTCATGAGCATCTGAACCGTCTGTAACTTTTGTAACGAAACCTTCCATAATTGAAAGGAAGTCGCCTGTTGAACCATCACCGTTGATAGCGAGATCTTCGATATCATTAGCAAAAGCGTTTGTCATAAGACGAA